CGGGTCTGTCAAGTTTGCGACAGGTTACTTGCGCGCCCCCCGGCGCAGGAATTTCGCCGCTTCGATCTCCAGCATCCGCTCCTGCAGCTTCGCTTTCGACTCCGCGAGGCGCTTCGCCACTTCCTTGATTTCCTCGCGGTATGGCGGATTCTTCAGTTCCGTGTACCACGCGCCGTCGATCGCGCCCGCTTTCAGGAGATCATCGGCCTTCGCAGCGGCTTGCTCCGAGAAGATCGGGGCCGCGGAGTGCGCGCTCACCTGGAGCGTCGTGCCCGGCGGCAACTGCGCGAGGATGAATTTAGTGCCGTCCTCGGCCGTGTAGGTCTCATCGTCGTCGCGCTGCCGCAAGCGGAAGCAGTGTGTCGCCACGCGCGAGAGCGTCGCCTCCAACTGGAGCGCCGTGTGCCGAATGCGTCCCGCACCGATCCCAGCGAGCGAGAGAAGTTGCGAGTTCGCGCGGACCCCCCCGGGTTGTTCGCCCTGAGCAATCAACGGCGGAATGCCGCTGGCGTCGTCGAACATGAGATCAATGCGTTGCTGCATCCCGAACGCTTCCTGGCCGACTTCCACCTTTACGGGGTCCATCTTCGCCCCGGGGTCGGACACGCCATACGCCCCGCCGGGCGACGAGAGCGCCATGCCGGCGTCCTCATAGTTCGCGATGCCCGAAAAGAACTTCGCGGGATTGAGTTGCAGTTTGATGACCTTCCGAATGTCGGTGATGAGATCCTCGCGCCATTTCTGTAAGCCCATCAGATCGAGCAGCGCCGAGCGGCCCCACATGTAGTTCGGCACGTCGATCGGCACGAGCAGCGAGAACGGGAACTCGGCGGCGAGCACGCCGGTGGGCGACGGTTGCCACCCGAGGATCGGATTGCGCCGCGTGAGCAGCATGACGTCCCGCGCGTCGGAGAACAGCGTGGTACAGCGCCAATCCTCGTAGAGCCCGCGCGTGCGGTCCTCGTAGATGCGCCGCTGCCACACGTCGACCATCTGCAAGATCGGCTCGCGGACCTGGGCCTCTTGCACGTAGACGGCATCGGGCATGTCGCCGGGGACCACGGTGGACACGTTGCTATTGGGGAACGCGCCGGTGATGCCCGTCACGACCACGGAACCCATGCTCTGCCCGGCGGGCACTTGCTTATGCTCGTTGGCGAGCGCGATGAGGGCTTGCTCGCGCGGGTGTCCGGTCACCCAGCGGATGAATTGCGGATAGGAGAGCGCGTACCAATGCGCGACCCCATCCTGATCCTCCAACCCCTGATCTTCGCGCGTCACCCCGAAGTCGTAGGGGTCGATGGCATCGACGGCGAACCCGCGTTGCGCGTCGCCGCGGATCTTGATGGGCATACTCCCGTAGACGAGCGCCCACTCGAACGCGCGACTGATCTCCCGGTCGGCTCCGCTGAGACTCCACGTCTGCCGGAAGTCGTCGCGGGCGAGCGCGGCGGCGGCGATCCAGGGTTGGCGCGCGGCCGGCGGGAGATGCACCTCGAACCGCACGTCGTCGGGGGACCAGCAGAACGACATGAGGCGATGGACATGCGAGCGGAGCTTATTGTTGGTGGCGGGGCTCCCGCTTTCGGAGCCCAGGTCGTACCACTGCTTGAACGTGCCCGCGTCGGTGCGCCGGCTCTCGCGGGACACCTCGCAGTTCCGTAGGACGTCCTTCGCTTCCTCTTGGAGATCCTCCCGGACTCGCGCCTCCCGTGACAGCGCCATATATTATGGATACGCGCTAGGCCCGCCGGGGGACCACGTTGCGCTTCACAAAGGGCCACGCCGAATGCGCGGCCGCCTCACGCGGAATCGACAGTGATCCTCGCGGTTTATCCGGCGAGGCCCCCGCCAGGACCGTGGGCCCGCTGCCGTAACTCCGCGCACCCTGCCACTGGATCGGGGGGCCATGCTGCGCGATGATTTCGCGCTGCTGCGACGAGGCTTTCTCGTACATCACGTCGCGCTCGGTCTGCAACCGCTTCTCGGAGTCGTCCACGTCATGCTGCCGGAGCGCGTGCTGGTGCATCTGGGGGCCGAGATTGGCGTCAATGAACTTCGTCGCGGCGTGGCCGGTGGCGGCGACGTTGATCCGGTTGAACAGCGCCCGAAAGCCGCGCTTGAATCCACAGACCGGACACCGCTTCGACTCGACCGGGAGATCCTCGTAGGTGGCTTCGCACTTGCGGCACTCAAAGTCCCGACGCGGGCCCGGCATGGCGCGAGTCTACCCTACCTTCCCCAACCCGCCCAAGAAGCGGACCACGGTGCGCTGGGCCACGGACGTCGCGCCTTGTTCGGGCTGGTACTTCTTCAGTTCGGGATAGAGTTGCGTCCGATAGCTCTCCATTGCGAGCGCCGCGGCATACGCACGATGCGCCCGCGGGTCGTCCCCCGCCGACTCGAACCCCTCGCCGGACGCCTCCAGTCGGTCGCACTCATCAATCAACTCCCGCGAGCGGGGGATCGCCACGCCGCGCGTCAACTGATCGCGCAACCGATGGAACAGGGTGGCTTGGAGTTCGGGGCCCGACTTCCACTGATAGGCCCCGCCGCCGCCGATGGTGTCGGGTCGCCGCCAGATGTAGTGCCGCACCCCGCCGAGGAGCGAGCGAAAGTCCCCCGCGTGGGACGTGCCCCAGCCGGTGTTGACCAGCGACTTGATCTCCGAGAGCACCCCGAGGCCGAGGCCCGTCACTTCCAGGATGAAACACTGGCGGGTCACCCGGTACGACCCGGCGAGATGCAGGGCCGTCCACGCGAACGGCTGGAGGCCCACCTGCAATTCGGTCGCGAACTCGGCCACCTGCTCGATGCGTTCGCGCGACGTGTCGGCCGCCCACACCGAGACGACCCAGGTCGGATCGTCCTCGACCACGCTATGCGCGGGGACGGCGGCGATGACGACGGGCCGATGGTCGGGCATCGTCCACACCTGCAACGTGGGCGGGACGTGCGGCGGCGGCGGGTCGAGGTGGGTGTCCTCCAGATTCGTGCCCCACTGATAGAGGTAGCCCTCGATGGGCGGGCGCACCGCGGCGCGGCAGCGTTCCTCCAGCACGGTATCGAGGAACGGCCGATCCTGGGACGCGCTGAAGGCATCCTCCCAGATGGTCGGCATCTCCTGATCGGCGAGGCGGGCCTGTCCGTGGGCCTTCTCGGCGGTGTACCAGCGCCGCCACGCCCACTGCTCCGGCTGGATGATGACGCGATCCCGGCGGCGCACGATCTTGTCCCACTCGCGCTCCTTCGGTGACATCGGCCGGTCGCCATACGCCTTCCAGACATTCGTGCCGCGCTTCAGCTTATTGTCCTCGCGCATCCACCAGGAGAGGAAGATCGGCTTGACCGTCTTGGCCTTCTGCGCGGACTGCCACATGTCGTAGTACCAGTTCTTGCCGCGCGCCGTCCCCTCCCACACGTAGAGCGCGTAGGGGTTCACCTCCGAGAACGCCGAGGCGAGATACGTGGTCGCCTTGCTGCCCTGACTCCAGAGGCCGACCTCGGTGCCGTGGAGGAACGAGAGGCCGCGCCCGACCCCGAGGCGCGACCACGTGCGCCGCCCGGCGGTTTGGAGAAGCAAGCGCGACTGATTCTTCCAGTTGATCTGCACCTGATTGCGCGCGCGGAGCGTTTGCTGCCCGCCCGATTCCTCGAACGCGGGCGCGTCGGCCTCCTCCTGGCGCTCCGCGAGCGTCTCCACCATGTTGAGAAAGAGATCCCGGAAGTATTGCTTGTTCTCGTCGGAGTCCGTGACGGTCAGCCCTTGCATCCCCGGGAAGCGCCACATCCACAGCAGCGTCACGATCAGCATGATGGTGGAGCAGCCGACCTGGCGCGCCTTCACGACGAGGAATTGATTGATGCCCTTTGCCTTGCCCTTCAGGATTTCGCGCACCAAATGGCGTTGGGTGCCCCAGCCTTCGATCGGCCGGACCCCGTAGTCTTTGGTGGCGAGCGGGATTTGCAGGCTAAACGTCCACACCTCGTGTTCGGTCGGAAGTCGGAGTTGGGACATGGCCGGTGCTAAGATACCGCCGATTTCGGGAAACGCCGCGTATGACATCGCCGTGACAGGAGGCCCGCGGATGCGTCGGTCAGCGTGGATCGGGGTCGCACTGCTGCTGATTCTGCTTGGTCAACCCGTCCTGGTGGGCGCGCAAGCCTCGCGCCCCGATGGGTCGCTCTACCAGCAAGGCGTGACGTCGCTGACGCCGGGGGGGGCCGTCTATCAGGCCAGCCCGCCGACGATCACGGACGGCACGCTCACCATTCCGCGCCTCGACGTGAACGGCAACCTGAAGGTGAACATCGCGTCAGGCGGCGGCACCGGGGGTGGCCCGGCCGACGCGGCGGCGAATGCGGCGGCGTCGGAAACGGACACCGGCCGGCAGAAGGTCACCTCGGCCATCCGCCTCCTCGATACGGCGCAGACGGCGGGCTCGCAATTGGTGACCGCCAAGGGCGACCAGACCTCGGGCCTGTGGGTCAACTGCAAAGCCGGGTGTTCCTCCAGCAACACCAACTACGGATCGGCGTTCCCCGCCGCGGGCCAAGCGATCGGCTTCAAGGACATCACCGGCGGCACGAATATGCAGTACGCCGGGGTGGTGGACGCCGACACCGGGGCGGGCACCGTGTTCGTGCTGGTAAACAACCTCGTGCGGCGCGCCTCGGGCGGCCCGGTGGAGTTGATCGGCCAGGGGACGATGGCGACGTCGGTCCCCGTGACGATCGCCTCCGATCAGGCGGCGTTCCCGGTCTCGCAGTCCGGGACGTGGACCGTCCAGCCGGGCAACACCGCGAACACGACCGCGTGGCTGGTGACCGGCACCGGCGGCGTGTTCCCGGCCTCCCAATCCGGGAACTGGAGCGTGCGTCTCCAGGACGGCTCGGGCAACGCCCTGACGTCCCTGGCCCCGGGCGCGCAGCGGGCCCTCACGGTGTCGGTGGTCGATAGCGCGGGCAATCAGGTCTCCAGTTTCGGCGGCTCGGGCGGCACGGCGTCGGCGTTCGGGTCGGCGTTCCCCTCGGGGGCGTCGAGCGGCACCGCGGTGGGCTTCAGCGATGGCACGAACATGCGGCCCGCGCAGGTGGTCGACTGCGACACCAGCGGCACCGCGTGGTACTGCCTCACGGTCAACCTGATCCGGCGCACCAACGGCACGCCGGCCGAGTTGATCGGACAGACCACGATGGCGCAATCCCTCCCGGTGACGCTCGCGTCCGACCAGAGCGCGCTCCCCGTGAGCCAATCGGGCACCTGGAACATCGGCACGGTGACGAGCCTCACCAACGCCCTCCCCGCCGGCACCAACGTCATCGGCGTCGTCGGGAACGCGCAGGGCTCCACCACGGCGGGGCAATCCGGCCCCTTGGCGCAGGGCGCGGTGACCACGGCCTCGCCCGCCTACACAACCGCCCAGACGAGCCCCCTGAGCCTGACGACGGCGGGCGCGCTCCGAGTCGACGCCTCGGCGACCACGCAACCCGTCTCGGGCACCGTGACCGCGAACGCCGGCACGAACCTCAATACCTCCGCCCTCGCGCTCGACGCCACCATCGGGCGGGCGCAGGGGTCCACGACCTCGGGGCAGACGGGCCCGCTCGTGCAGGCGGCCGTCACGACCGGCGCGCCGAGCTACACCACGGGGCAGACGAGCCCGCTCTCCATCCAGACGGACGGCTCGCTGCGCGTCGCGGTGACGGCGGGCGGCGGCTCGGCGGCGACCTTCGGGGCGGCGTTCCCTGCGACGGGCACGCCGGTCGGCTTTAAGTACAAGCCCGATGGCACGCTCCAATCCGCGCTGCTCTATGACCAGGACACGGGCGCGGGCAGCGAGCCGGTGCTGGGTGTGACCGTGCGGCTCTCGGGCAACGGCGGGTCCACGGAAGCCGGCACGCAAACCGGCCCGCTGGGGGTACGCCTCTCGGACGGCACCAATTGGGTCACGCCCTCCGCGGTGGACGGCTCGAATAACAGCCGCGTGGTCGGCGCGGTGGCCCATGATGCGGTCGGGACCAGCGTGGACCCGGTGCTGATCGGCGGGTATGCGTCGGCGGCGGCCCCGACCGATGTCTCCGCGGATGGCGATGCCGTGCGCGCGTGGCACCTCCGCAACGGCGCGCGGGTCGTGCAGCAATCCTACGCCGGCACGCTCGCGAGTGCGAACAACGGCACCGCCGACGCCGGGACGATGCGGGTGACCATCGCGAGCAACTCGACGGGCACGGTCATCGCCACGCAAGCGACCGGCACGAACCTCCACACGGTCTGCGACTCGGGCTGCTCGGGCGGCGCGCAGTTCGCCGAGGACGCCGCCAGTGTGGGCGGCGAGTTGATGACCCTCGCGGGCGCCATCCGGTCGGACACGCCGGCCACCACGACGTCGGCCGATGGCGACTACTCCAACCTGAAGGTGGATAGCGCCGGCCGGCTCTGGGTCTCGGCGGTCCAGAACACGAGCCCGTGGGTCAGTAGCGTCGCCGGCACCACGGCCCACGATGGGGCGGGCGCGAGCGTCAACCCCGTCGCCATC